AAAGTTGCAGTATTCTTTGGTGGTTCTTTAATACCCATAGCTTGTGCCATAAGCATCATTGATTTAACACCGCTTTGAACATACTTTTCATTTTCGTGACCAACAGTAAAGGTATGATTTAACCTTATACTAGTACCGTCAATTTCAAAGTACATCTTACAACCACGCCAACCGTTTCTACCTTCTACTAAATCTTCATCTTCGCCTTGCCAATGTAGAACGTGTCTACCTGGTTCAACAACCGACTTACCTTCATTAGAGGTATCAACATTAAAATTACTTAAATCCATTTTTTACTCCTTTTAGATTAACCAGGATCGTAAGACGAATAAGTATTTAGATACTCATTCAAATCTTCACAATCCTTTTTTAAATCAGCAAGCCTATCGTAGGTTTCAACTGGATAAGACTCTGCTTCAAAATCAACCTTAGTTAATAATGAATCAAGTCTTGTAGTTATCCTGTCAAGATCTCGCTGTACCACATCAATATCAGATAAGATACTCACTTCAACATTTCCTCACGGATTGCGTTCCAATCCATTGGTAATTCGTCTGGTAAGTTATATCTGTTCTTTGCAAGAAAAGCTGGGTCATTATTGGTATAGATAATTCTATCCCCAGACACAGTTTTGGTAGTCATACCACTTTTACCTTGCACCTTAATAGTTCCTAACTTCTTAGCTGCAAAAAAGCACGCATCAGAATGTTCCAACAATAATGCTGAAGCTTTCTTATGAAGTTTAAGAGAATATCTATCGTAAGCTTCGATTCGTGGATCTTCCACTTTTCTAACTTCACTATGACATATCTGGAATATCATCATTCCTTTATCTCTTAGTCTATTAAGTTTTTCTACATACTCACCCCAATATCGAAGTGTCTCTGCATAACCTTTACCATAGCTAGGTTGATCTATTGATTTCCAGCTATTATCTTCACAAACTTTATCCCAAAGTAATCGCTCAAACCAATCTAACGAATCAACACAAACAGTTTTATATTCATGTTTCTCATTATAAAGTTCATCTAAATTACTCATAACATCAGAATATGTTTTACATGGTATATGATCCATTTGAATCTTACCTAAACCATCTTCAACGTCTAACATAATTGGGTTTCTAGTTTGTGATGCTAAATAAGTTTTACCAACAGCAGCTTCACCATGAACAATAATTCTTGGTGGTTTCTGTTTAGTCTTTTTTCGTATATCAGCTAAACTCATTTAGACACCTCAATCTTTTTTTCTTCTACTGGCTCTAATATGTTTCGCATACGAGCCTCGTAAGATGAAAGTAAAGTATTCAAGTCATCTATATCATTATTAGCTTTGATAATAAACTCATCTCTGATTTGTCTTTTATCTTGCCAACGTATATAGAGTTGCTTTGCTTCATCTGGCATATCATTAACTTTATGCTCCTTGCCATCGTCAGCAAACTTAACTGTTAGCTCTTCAGCTTCAGCTTTCTTTTTTTCACTCATTAGTTTCTCCTTTATTATATTGTTTATATAAATCGCAGATGCTTCTTGCGTTACAAAAGCGACAATGATCCCCATAAACAAATACAGGGTTTTCCTCCAAGCACGCATCCACACGCGGCTTTAAGAAATCGTATGCCCAATCCACCAAAAATTCAGCGGTGGTGGTCCAAGTCTTTATAGGTCCGCCTCCCCACGTTGCGCGAGGTTGGACTATTGTAATCTCTACTTCAGTATCTTCATTACCATAACGAGATAATGCACCTATTGCATATATCATGGCTTGTTTGTTGTGTTCTGGACTAACAGGATATTTACCTGTCTTTAAATCTATCACGCACATTTTATGTGGAGTTATTATTAATGCGTCTGCATAACCGTATAAATCTTCTGATATTTCTTGGCATCTAACTTTTTGTTCTACTAATAGTTTGCCGTTTAATCTTTTTGCTCTGTCTTGCACATATTCAACATAAATTTTTGCACAATCAATCATGTCTTGGTCGACTTCTATTTCAAAATCTTCTACATATTCTTTTTTACCAAGCCAATAATCTTCAAGTGTTACATCAACCAAGAATCCCTTTAAGAGTTGTTCTGTCATGTTGTGAATTAATGTACCAACAGCGGCTGGTAAACCTACTTGATAATCAACCTTAGCTGCCAATGTTGGCATACCTGGGCAATTAGTCCATTTTTCAGCTGCTGATGGGCTAAGTTTGGCGTGCTTCATGTGATACCCTTGCTTCTTCCTCTGCTCTTATGATTTCGTCAATATCATATAAAATTTTACCGTTAAGGTTTAGATAGTCTGGCCCAATCTTCTTTGCGCGCCATCCCTCTATCGTTCTTGGAGATCTACTCCACCTTTGAGCGAGTTGTTTAGTATCAAGAAAAGTTTTTTCTTTTTCCATTTAATCTCCCTTTTTGTTTTGATTTGTTATAATATATATGTAAATGTACTTGAATACAACAGTTAATTTAAAAAAAGGAGTAGAAATATGTCGATAGACGATATAAAACCAAAAGAGTGGGATCAAGTTCGTAAAGGCGAACAGGATAATGTAACTGATATAAAACCAGACATGGTTAATAAGCCAGCACATTACCAAGGTATTGTTGAATGTATAGATTTAATAAGAGATAGAGTTGGTTCTAAAGGATATGCCGCTTATTTAGAATCTAATATTTGGAAATATTTGTATAGACATAAGGATAAAGAAGAGAACATACAAGACTTAAAAAAATGTCAATGGTATTTAAACGAGTTAGTTAAATATTACGAGGAGTTGTAGGGATTTACCAAGGAGGTAAACATGAACTTATATGAGTTTGATGATCGAATCTTAAAAGAAAGAAACGGAAGAAAACCTATATATGTAAATAAACACCTTGCAGAAAAGTTTAAAAATTTTTGTAAGAGTGAGCAGAAACAACCACATGAAGTGGCTGAATATCTAATATGTTTAGGTATGAACTCTGTTAAATACTATGAAGAACCTAAGGTGTCTGTTGACATCGAAGCTCTTTAAATAGGTTTTTTACATTAGTTAGCGAGTCCATCGCTTGCATCTCTTCGTCTTTAATAGTTTTCTGTTTGCTTCCGTCTGGAAAAGTAAAGATAACCTTTTGTGGGTCTAGTGCAACCAAGGCATAAACATCTATTGCGTCTTTATCGTATTGTCTTTTTTTGGTAAACGAACCACGTCTAAAGTCATATTCCCATGACACTCTATGGTTTCTTATTTTAGATTGTGTTTTAACTTGGCACTTATATAGTGTGTGGTCAACGTCAAAGATGATATCTGCTTCTGCGCTATGTGGAACGATAACCACAGTATCAGCATATAAAGAAAGTAGCGAGGCTACTAAATACTCTCCAGATCGGCCAACTCTTTCCGATTGGCGTGGCATGGGGTTATTGTGGTGTTGGTTGTAATATAAAAGGCGATTGTTCTTGTCTTTCTGCTATTGGTGCAACAGAATCTATAATATTCATAGTTCTTATTATAGATGATTTAGATTGTGGATTTGTTCTCCCTAATTCCACAAGCAATCTTGTAGATTCTGGATTTGCAAGTATTCTACCTAAAACATCAAACGCGTTGCCAGCTTTTAATTCACTATATTTTGTTGATAATCTTACTGCTGGATTAAAAGTTTTTGCCATAGCTATATCTCTTGCTATGGTTTGTGCTGCCAAACCTTGTACGTCAAAACCTGGTTTATTTATATTGCTTATAGCACCCATTCTACTAAAAATATCTAACATATTTTCAAAGCCTACTTTAAATAAAGTTTTATCTTTTCCTGTCAAGCCTTGTGCATCTGCAACATTATCCATGACAGCTAAAAAATTTTTTCTTGCTTCTGGAGTTGGTGCTATAGCTTTAGATATACTAAAACCCTGAGTTAAATCAACATTTTGTTTTTTTAACTGCATACCTTTATTAATAGCATTTCTTAAATATATATTTCCTATTTCTATTACTGCTTCTGGATTGTTTTCTTTTAAGATTTTTAGCGTAGTATTAATATCCTTAACGCTTGCTGTTTCAGGATTAAATATAAGTTTTTTGACAGTTCCTAAACTTATATTTTTTTTCGATAAAGGTAATATGTTTTTTTCAACAACACTTACTAAATCTTTAGATAATTCTTCATATTTTTGATTTGCCAACTTGTAATTTGGATTGGTATTCATTTGCAAATTAAGTTCATCAAGAACACCAGTTTGATTTTGGTTAAATAATTTGTTACGCAAGTCTTTTTCTATAAATCTTTCACCACCAACCACAATGTCTTTATTTGAGTTATTTACTGCATCTCTGTATTGCTTAAATGTGCTATCAAGTTTGTTTATATTTGTAACAGGTATAATTACTTTTTCTTTTTGTCCTTTTACTTTAACTTCTTTTTCAACTAATTGTTTTCTAATTTGTAAAAGTTTTGCTCTGTTAGGACTATTCGGTGCTGTTTGTGTTCTTATAACATCATCAATATTATTTATAACCCTTAAAACTTGCTCAGGATTTAAAACTGCATCATTTGAAACTCCATAACCAGCTTTGAACGACTCTGATGTTCTTGTTATTTTAGCTTGTTTGATAACATCTGAGGCTGTGTCTTTTATTAGTTCAAAAACTTTTCTTTGACTTTCAGGGATATCTGCAATTTTGCTGGCCTGTTCTTGCGATAAATCTAAAACTTCTTTTGGTCTATTTTTAATAGCCTCATAAATGTAAGCAGATCCTTGGTCTGTTTTTAAAATATCTTCAACCAATTGTGTAACCATTTTATCATCTAATGTTTCACCTGGTAATAATTTAATTCCAGCGACTCTTGCAGCCTCTTCTAAATTTATAGCGTCTTGTATTTGTTTTGGTTCAAGGCCTGCGGTAGCTCTTTCTGCTAAAGTAGCAGCTTTTGATGGACCTGCTAAAAAACCACCTGCAAGCATTGATGGTATAGTTACCGCTGTAGCAGCACCTGAACTATCTGTAAGTTGTTCAACAGTTTCATAAACAGCTCCGCCGCCAGCACCTAAACCAACACCAGTTTTTGCTGCAGCTTTGGTTTTAGCCAAAAAACCTGGTGCAGCAAACTCAGGAACTGTTTGTAAATATCCTCCTGTGGTTGTTTGCGGTTGATATCTACCAAGTGGTTCTAAAAAAGGCATTAAAGCCTCTACACCTGTTCTAATATCTTTTGATGTAGGCAATATTTGTTTAGGTTCAGCACCAGGAACTATTGGTTTAGTCATAGATTCTGGAAGTACCTTTTTTCCTGCTAACATCAACAATTGTTCAATATCTCCAGCTATTCCAGGCACCATAGTCGTACCTCTATAAATACCAGATGCTAAAGACATTCCAATATCTTTTGCCTTTTCCTTTCTTGTAAGTGGTGGTTTTACTTTTTGCCCGTAACCAGCTCTGTTATAAAACTCTTGTTTAGGCATATCAGAATAATACTGTGTATGTATTAAATCTAAGATTTCTTTATCTGTTAGCTCTTTGTAGTCTATATTTTGTTTTCTGACTTCATCTATATTTATAGCCATTTTATGTTCCTGGTCTTAATTTATAAGGATCAGGTTTTTGTAGTTCCTGTTTTAAAGGATTAATATAGGGGTTAAATGGAGTAGCTTCTTTTAAAGCATTTAATTGTAAAAGTTGTCTGTCAAAATATGATGCTTCACTTTCTGGAGAGTTTTCTTTTAAATACTGTAAAGTTCTAATCCTTGCATCTACTGCATTACTAATTTCTCCTCCAAGTCTGTTGTAAACGCTTTCTATTACTGCAATTTTACCTTGTTTACCAACACCACCAGAAACTATATTTAAAGCATTTTCATAGTCTTTGTCAGAAAGACCTCTTCCTTCCTGCCCTCTTGCTGCTGCAAATAAATATGCCAAATCCCTAACTTGCGATTCGTTTACACCAAATTGATTTGATACATTTTGTAGTCTTTGTGTAAAATCAGTACCTTCTAAAGTGGTGTAAGAATCTTTAGCAACTGCATCATCATAGAAAGATTTTGTATCATTACTTGCTAGGCTTAAAAATCCTTTTGTATTTTGTATTAGGCTAGTAGCGAATTTTGCACTAGCTCCCACACCAGTTAATGCAGCCTCATCCATTTTTTGTAGTTCATCAGTATAATTTTGTAAATTTTGTTGCAAAATAGATGTAGCTTGCCATTTATCAGCAAAAGGCTTGTTTTCTCCACTAAAGACTTCTGGTTTTGGAGCTTTTGGAGCTTCTGTTCCTGTTGGTATATTAACTATTGTGCTGCCTTCTGTATATAAGCCAGATTTTCGGCCTTCAACAAATTCATCATACGTTGCTAATCCTGCTCTTTCATTATTTGGTCCAACTACTTGAAAAATTTTTGGTGCAGTTGTTTTTAGTAATTTATTTTCATATATTTTAATATTTCTTTTATCTGTTTCAGTTAATTGATCTGGTGGTATACTTTTTAACCTATTAAGCTCTGCAATATTTCTTTCAAACTCTGTATCGCCTGATTTATCTTCTGGTATTTCAATACCAGGTAAAACTCTTTCAAAAGAACCGTCTGGATTTACATAATAGTTATAACCATCCGCTCCTTTTATTATCTTTCTTTCAGTTGTAGTACCAGCAGCAAGCCTAGGGTCTAAACCAGCTCTTAATAATTTGATTTGCTCAGCATATCTTGGGTCTTGTGCAAGTTGTTGTAATAATTTATCTTGCTCTGCTTTTTGCATTTGTTCTTCAGCCAAAGCTATTCTTCTAGGATCACCAGATAATATAGCAGATGACCTACCTAAACTTCTTTGTAAAGCAGATAAGCCTTCTTGTCTACGTCTTGCAGCTTCTTCTGAAGATACTTGTTGCATAGGATTATAACCGCCAACAGCTGTTAAACCTCTGCCTACTTTTTGACCTAAACCTGTAAAAAAATCTCCTATTGCCATATTTTTATCCTAATAAGCCTATTCCTGGCAAACCTGTTCCTGCACCTGGTAGTGTAGAAGGTAAATTTACTTGTGGAAGCTGTCCTGTTTGTTGTGGATTACTAAACAAAGGACTTAATGTATTTAAAAGCCCTATACCAGCCTGCGCTCTTTCATAAGTTCCTGGTGTTCTTGATTCAATTTCACTAATTGCAGGCCTCATACCAAATACAGCACCTTGTAACAAT